ATTACACGTTAATAAACGCGCATCAATGTCATATAATGAGTTAATGTAAAACGCCCAGAATCTATTATATACACCATCTTGACACTGTCCGTTTACAGCAGGTTGCTGAAATGGATAATATCCTATGTTTGTATAATGTAAATCTAATGATGAGGTAAATACAGTAGGTGATTCACTAGTTGCTAATACTGTTCTATAGTATGATAAAGCACGAATACCACTATTTTGAGGATCATCAATATAATAAAATGTTGAACCTGTAGGTGCGGCAAATGAACCAGTAATAGTACCAAACATTTCGTTGTTTGGAATGTTTTTAATTGGTTGTCTAAATAATAACCTAGGTTTAAATTTAAATGGTTGAGCATATTTGCCTGGTTCTTGTTTTACCATCCAAGGTACAACTACAGTACCGTTGTTTCCTTTACTAGGTAATCCTTTAACAGGTGTAGCGGCAAAAAATCCACCAATTTGTTCCTCACCACTAGCTAAGTCACTATCAGTTTGATATGAATACGAACCATATATTTTTGATGTATTATCAAATTGATATTTGTTTAATACGTCCTCATCATAATCATCTGAGAATATAAATTTCTTAGGTAAGTTATTTACTGGGTGTTCTACTTTGTATTTAATTGATCTATCAAGTATTTCAGTCCAGTTGATTGTAGTACCTAAATTAAGCCAATCATTATATGGTTCAATACGTAAGAAATTCTTTTGGTTTTCAAATGGTTCAATTACTAGGTTAAATTTCTCAATTAAACCTTTCATAAAATCTAATACCTTAATATCACCAAATACTTTAGATACATCAACAGTACCACCAACTGGGTTCTGAGGTGTTTGTATAGTAACATAAACACCATTTAATCCAGCGGTAACAATAGTTGTAAATTGTTCTATACCATTAGATGATGGTGTTTGTAATGCAAAGAAAAATAATAGTACATCACCTGAAGTTAAATTTACACTAATATTTCCTGTGTTGATTGTACCTGAGGTTGAGGTAGGTAATGGGGTAACACTAGTATGAATAACATTAGCTAGTGATGTTTTACAAATATATAATATAAATTTCCTGCCTGCATTATTTTTTACTAATGGACCAAAATTGGAGGTAATATTATAAGGTATGTTGAAATTTAAAATGTGATTACCAGTATAATCAGCAGTATAAGTATCTGTTGTTACATTAAAGTTATTTCCATTATTGTAAACAGTAGCCTGATAGTTTAATTGTGTAGGTACTAACGTTGTAAATCCACTAGCTACAGATTGTGATCCAGTAGCGAATGCTTTAGAACCACTAGTAGGTGAAACAAACGATAAACCATCCTTATCATCAGGTGTATTTAATAAAAATACTTCTTTAAATAAGTTACTGTTGATAAATGATGATGTGTATTTGTAATTAATAGCACTGAATATCTCATCTATAATTGTTTTAGCCTGTACGGCAGGTTTAAATTGTGATACTTGTAATGGTGTTGTTGGATTATCCATTTGATACTTTGCACCACCAAACTCAAATCCAGGTGAATTAACGTTTGAGGGATTAGCACCATAATTAACTAATGGATATAGAATTGAGCCTGAAATTGATCCAGTAAATAATGTTTCAGCCCACGATGAAGATATACTAGTGTAAGTGTATGGGTGAGCATATTTAGACCAGTTTAATTCAGCAATTGCTTTATTCTCGTTTAATATACGAAAATCTACTGTTTCATTTGATACAACACAGTTATAAACAATATCATTATATTGATCACTTACAACATTATTAATGCGTAATTTACCTGTGAATACAGCCTCTCCATCAACTAATACCTGGCAAGGTACTGATTTGTTTAAAGCAACAGCAGGTGTGGCTCCTATATCAAATACGTTGTTAAAGAATCTATTGCTGTTATCGTTACCAGGTAATGTTACCTCTTGAGATGAAATACCAAATACAGTTCCTATCTCCCCTAATTCAATAGCTGATATATCTAATAAAAAATCAGGTATATCGAGTACCTCTAGGTCAAATTTTTTGCCTAAATCGTTTGTTGCTCTAATTATTACTGAATATTGGTTAGCCATTATCTGCTTCTCTTATTGTTTGCTAAAGTATAATTAACAATATATTGGAAATTTTTCTGTGTACGTGGGTTTGTTTTGGATACAAATTCATTATCTAGAACAATTATTGGTAACCAATCTGTTCCATCTTGTATATAAACGTTAGGTGAATAAAATATACCACTGCTACCTAACCAGTCAGCTTGTTCTTGTGTTAACCAATCACTGTATACCTGAAAATTCTCAGATATATTAGTGTAGTAACCATCAGTACCTCTACGCTTTTTATCATATCCTACACTGTTGGTTGTTGTAGAATAATTAACAAAATTCCTTTTGTATGTACCAAAATCTAACGCTGTGGTTTTATTTTCTTGTAATTGGAAATTAAAATAATCCCACACACCATAATTGTTAATCCAGGCAAATCTTCTTCCATTATATCCACACAATGCATCCTGTTTATAGAATGTAAATTTGTCCCAAACACCATTAGTGTTAGGACCTGAAGGACCTTGTGGATAAAATTCAACCTCATAATAATCCCATGAACCTGTAAGTTGAGGTAAACCACCGTTATCTAGCAAGTTTTGTGGACCAACACCTACGTGAACTAATAAAGAACCTGATGTTTGCGAACCACTAGTGCTAGTACAAGTATCAATTGTGCTTGGAAATGCATTTGAAATTGATCCAGTACGAGGACCACCTGATCTAAAATTACCAGTATTGTCTAAGTTATCAAATGATGCACTTGCAATAACTGATCCTGTATAATACAGCGTATATTCAACCCAAGCTATATCTTGTGCGGAGCCCGTGACTTGAGAGAGGTTGCCGTTTAAAAGCGATATACTCGCGTAATCTGCGAGAGTAACATATTGAGTACGAGGGGCATCTGTTAAAGCAACCTGAGAATTAAATGTTTGTGAGTTAGGGGTAGGTCTCATTACAAAATAAGAACCAGTATTCCAGTTCCAATCCCCAGCATTAGGATCTAAAGTACCATTTAACAAATAATAAAATGGATTTGAACCTGTAAATGCGGCTGATCCTGTAGCATTGCCTACACCTGTAAATGATGTTACACTTGATGTGGTTGATGTACCAAATTCCTCACCAAATGCTACTCTAAAGAATTTAGCTGTTTCAGTGTTTTTATTAAATAAAGAACCAGTAGCACCCATATCTAAAGCATAAGTGTCATAGTCTAAGTATTGTTTTACTATACGTCCTAAGTTAAATACACCTTTACCTGATGGATTAGGTTGTTGTTTAATTGTTGTTAAAACAGTACCACATCCACTTTGAAGCGATAACACGTATTGGAATTGAGGAGCAGATGAACTTACACTTGTTACCTCCCAGATCATGTCTGAGTTGGCTAAGTTTAATCGTGCTGCTGCTTGTTGTATTGTAATCTGTGACATTATTTTGCTTTAAATAAGGTTTCTATTTCTTGTTTGATTGCTTTATTGAATATACCTGGTAAATCTTGTTTAATTACAGTATCAACCGCTGGTTGTATAAATGGGAATGCTCTTCTTCTTACTTGGCCACGTTTTCCTATTCCACGTTGAATAGCAAATGGCAATTGTTTTGCTGTAATACCACCACGAGGTGTAATACCATTTTTAGCAATCCAGAATTGAATTGCTTTAATTGGTGGTTTTCTACCTGGTCCTCGTTCTTTTCCATTGTTAACCCATTGGCCATAATCAAGCATTGTAATTACAAGTTTATTATCTGTAACCGTTGCTTTGATTGAATTAGATAACTCACCCGTATTATTATTGTTATTACGTTGTAAGTTAGCCTTCATCTGGGCAACTATTTGGTTACCAACTTGTTGTAATGCTTGTTGTAAAGGAGTAGCCATTATAATTTAGGAAAATTACAGAAGTCTAATGTGCCATAAGTGGTAACAGTAATATTTGCAACCCATCCTGCTACGCGATCATTAAATGCCTCGTATAATGGGGAAATACTACTTAATGTTATAAATTGTTCTTGTTGATCAGCACCTAAGTTAAAGTAAGCAATTATATCATACAAATAAACCTCGGTTTGTGATTGTAATTTTAATACATCAGTATCAGTTAACTGAGGTATATCCATCATATAAAATTCAAAATTGAGTGAGCGAGCACCTGATACACCATTAGGATTTAATACCATACCTGTTGATTGGATAGGTCGTAAAAAAGCAAATGGGTATTTTATATTTTGAGATAGTGAATCTAATCTGTCAATACTTCCCTCACCAAATGAATGTATAGCGAGGTGTTCATCACACGCAGTTCTAAACTGCTCTACAATGTATTGGTAATCTGGAAAGTCAGCCATAATTAACAGTTACAATTATTGTGTCTAGATAAAATTTCATTTAATTGCTCAGGTGTAATACCATAAGCACTACACACTAAATGAGATCCTGCTTTTTGAGCTTTCCTTACTATTTCCTCCTCATTAGGGTGATAGAATGTAGATTCTACTTTAGCGGATTTAGTTTTAGGTGTTGGTGAGATATAAAACTCTTGAACTGAGTCTGCGATTTCATTTTCTAAATTTTCCATATTATAGTCTTGGTTTAACTTGTTTTTGTTTTTGTTGTTTTTCTAATGATAATTCTCTTTGTAATGATAAATAATTAAATACAAATAAAATGTTTAATTCAATGAGGCTTTTGTCTCCTGTGATTGATAAGATGGAGGTTTCTGCAAGTTCATAGAGTGTAAGTAACCAGCCGTAGTGCTTTGCAATTGAAAGTTTATCTTGCTCGTCTTCTTCCTCATTTTCTCCATTTGGGTTTTGTGGGAAGATAACAGAGTATCGCTTAACAACATTGCTTTGGTACCTAAAAAAAAAGCCATAGCTCCAAGGGCTATGTCTAGAGGAAATTCCTCAAAATCAGGCGCTTTAGTTTTGCGTATATCAGCATCATAATCCTCTACATCATAATAATCAAACACGTTTTCAACCTCATATTTTAATGCTTTAATTGTTGATTTCCATATAAATGCTCCTGTATTGATTTCATTACGGGTTACTGGGCGATACAATAAAGCTAATATATCAGTTAAATTGCGTTCTACATCTTTAGTTAATGTATCTAGGTCAATGTATTCACCTAAATTCATTTTAGACATGTTTCTAAAGCCATACATCACTCCATTCCACTCAATTATGGGATGGAATGACTGTTGGCTTTTATTATTCATTATGTCATTAATTTTTTTATATACCTCTATAATAGAAGGCATACTCCATTGCAGTACATCATCATACGACTCACCTGTTACTGCTGAAACCACAGCAATCATTTGCTCTGTTTCATCTAGTGATGATAATATGTTAAGCGTTTTGTAGTGCTTAACCATAAAATAATCAGGTATTTTAATTGTTTTATTCATTCGATAATAAATATTTACATTATGTGTTTTACTCTCTTAAATAAGAAAGGGCCCTTACGAACCCTCCCTAAACTATGAAACAAACAAGCAGTTCAAATAAAAGATGCTAGGGGGGATAAAATGAACATGAGGCAACACTCGCCGAAAACCCCCCTATTATAGCATCTGTAAGTGAGATAATCTACGGCAAATAACTCACTTCAATAAATATACACTTAAAGTATTAAGACACCAAGTCTTTCTTTAATTGTTTCAATTGGTCTTTAATTCCTACCCACAATAAAAACTTATTATACAATCCACATTCCTCTAGGAATTCAATTGCTAATTTCATTTCCTCATCTTCAGTGAAAATGGCTTGTTGTAAATCCTCCTCAATTACTGAGGGAGTAGTTGGGTTACGTTCTTCTTCTGTTTTAAATACAATCGGCATATCAATAAATATACTAATAAGATTTCAAACTACCACCAAATTTTGGTTTAATGTTTGTACCAATGTGAAATTTAGATCTTTTAAATACAGCATTACGGGATTCATTTGCTAACATCAGTGCCATAATTGTATCATCATGAAAACCACTTGGTGCACTGAAATTCATAGAACCATTAGCATTCATTTTGTATGTGTATATACTTAATTCATCGTGTAAAAACGAAAATAAGTGTTTTGATGGTAATACTAAGTTACTTTCTTGTAAATCATAAATTAGTTTACGAATACCATTTACTTTGTTATCGTTAGTGGTAATCCAAGAATCTATTTTTCTATTGTGCGAATGGATAACTTCAAATACGGGTAAGCCTGGGCCATTGATTTCACAATATCCTGATGTAACTTGATATCGTTTAAGACTTGCAACAAACGATTTTGTAATATCTGCATATGACGTTCCATTAATTCGTTCCATATAAGCCACTGTTCCTCCGTCATCCATAATGCAGAGTACAGAATAGTCATTCTGGAGTCCCAAATCAATTCCAGCAAAATATCTCTTTCCTCTTGTATCGTCATCCCATTTATCAAGTATACATACCATATCTAAGTTGGTAAACACATCATTACCTGCATCAGTAAACTCAGCATAGTATTCCTGATCAAATATATTTTTAGGTAGTGATTTTTGTTGTTCTAAAATAAAGTCTTGGTTAACGTGCGGATTGTCCTGAGAAATACCTTTGAATGCAGTATACGTTGGATTTTGCGTGTTACCTCGCATAAAATACTCATAGAACCAGTTCTTGGATTTGGGTGTACTGATGATCAAACATTTTTTACCAATAGCTGATAGTGTAGGTAATACTGCTTGTTCAATTGCATCTTGTTTTATATAAGCTGCTTCATCCAAAACCATATAATCGAAGCTAAACCCCCGTATAGTATTATAATTATCAGTACTAAGGAACTTAAGTGTAGAACCGTTAACAAATTCGATAGTGAGAGCTGATTTATTTTGTCTAATAATGATTTCATGAGATGCATTAGTTAATTCATCGAATATTTTTTGGCATTGGTTATATACTGGAGTGATCCAAGCACCTTTCATGTTTGCCTCACCTAATAACCAGTATAACATTAGGTTTTGAGCTAATAATGATTTTCCAAACTGGCGTCCTGTTGCTACAATACCAAATTTGTGTTCACTATCAGCAAACCCATCAATTATTTTTTGTTGCCCGATATGGGGACTGAACAACTCTATTTCCATTATAATTTATTACCCCAGTTTAATTTGATTGATACCTCACCTTTGTGTTCTACCTCGTGACGTTCAATCTCACCACCCCTAATTTTGTTTTTGTATTTTAGTACCTCTAACCAGATTTTTCTATCGTTCTCTAGTTTGGCTGCCTCCTCTAGTTCCTCTAATTTAATTAACGTTTCAGCAACTGATTGCCTTACATTATCCTCAAAGTCATCTGTAATGATTCTCCACGATTCTACCCATACTAAATTAGCATATTTGCGATTAGCACCATGTTTCTCCATATACCAATCAGTGAATTGTGTCCATCCAGATTTATTATCTAATATATAATTAACACATTCGCTTAGGTTAGTTATATTTTCTATTTTATTTGATTTCATAATTTCGTATATTATTATATAAGTATATACGG